GGCAGGCCAGCGGCCACGGCGGCGGCGGCGTCTTCGCGCTTGACCTCGGCGCGGTATTTGTCGCGCAGGCTGAGCAGATCGGCCACGGGGATGTTCTTGAGCTGGCGGCCGGCGATCTGGTATTCGGCCACGGCGCTGGAGGCGCGGTTTTCGATCACGGCCTCGATGGCATCCAGCGTCTTGCGGGCGTGGCTGCGGGCGTCGAACGTGGCGGCGCTGTAGGCGTTGCGCACGGTGAGGCGGCCTTCGCCCACGGTGAAGACCTCGCCCGAGCGGGTGACGCGGGCCCGCCAGTCATACGTGCCCGCGGCATAGCCCCCGGTGGTGGCGGCGGCCACGGTGACGGCGTGGTCATCACCGGAGGCCGTGGCGTTGATGGTGATCTTGGCCGCGGCGTTGATGAGCGTGTAGCTCAGCGCCCAGCCCGCGCTGGCGGGGTAGTCGGCCAGGGTGCGCGTCCAGCGCCAGGTGTCACCGGCGTTCGCGCTGCTGGGTTCGATGTTGGGAATGTCTGCCATGCGGTGGGGCGCCGGGGCATGGCGCGCTTTCGCATGAAGATAGGCGCAGGGGTGTCAAGCCGGTAAGGCAAGGGGCTTGACGTTTTGGGGGGCGGCGTCTGCGTCAGCCTCGGTGACGATCTGGTGGATGCGCTGGCGGCTGAGCCGGTATTTGCGGCTGAGCGCGCCGATGTGGGTGCCGGCGCGATGTTCGCGGCGGATGGCGGCGTTGCGCTGGCTGGTGCCCTCGCCCGCGCGGCGGGCGATGTAGGGCCTGTCACCGCCCCAGTGCTCGCGCACCTGGCGGTCGATCTGCACGGCCAGGGCAGCGTTGAAGCCGGGGGTGAGCGCCACCACGCGCTGCAGGATGTCGGCCACGATGTCGTCACCGGCGCCGGCTTCGTCCCAGGGCATGCGGGGCGGCGGGGCGGCGGGTGCGGGGGCGGCGGCTTTGGGCATGGCGGTCAACGGCGGTAGTTGATGCGGAAGCGTGGCTGGGGCACGGGGGCGGCGGTGGGCACGGCCTGGGTTGGCGGCGCGGGCGGTGCAGTCGGCCCGGCCTGGGCGGGCGCAGGCTGCGGCGCGGCTGACATGGGCGCGCTCGCGGCCTGGGGCGCGGGCACGGCCGGCGCTTCGTCGAACAGGCTGCGCTCTTCCACGCGGTTCTGCCACTTGAGCCAGTCGCCCTCTTTCCAGCGGTCGATGCCGGCGAAGTGGGCGCCGGCCAGGGCGTAGACGGCGCAGTCCAGCGCTTCGTTGCGCCGGCCGTTGGGCTTGACCCACTCCAGGCGCGGGCGGCCTTTGACGTATTTGGTGACCAGGCGCTCGGCGGTGAGCTGCTCGAAGACCTCGGGCGGCAGCAGGCGGCTCAAGAGCACGTAGCCGGGGCCGGGCTGCTCGGTGCGCAGGCGGCCGTAGATTTCGGCCTTGGCGGTGTCGGTGCCGATGGGCCAGAGCTTGACGCCGCCCTTGATCTTGTTGCCGCGCCAACTCACGTCCACATCTGTGGGCTTGCCCAGGACGGCCTTGCCCGCCTGGCTCTGGCCCTTGACGGCGTAGACGTGGGCGTGCTGGTGGGCGCGGGCGTAGGCGTAGACGGCCTGGGTGTGGTGGCCGCCCGAGTCGATCATGGTGGCGATGATGGGCACGGGCCGGCCGCTGGCGTGCAGCACGGGGGTGCGGCGGTATTCGGTGAGGCGGGCCCACACGCTGCCGGGTTCGCTTTCGGCCTGGCCGGGGTCGCCGTAGAAGACGGCGCGGTCCACCAGTTGGCGCTGCATGCCGCGGCCCCAGGCCCAGAGGTAGGCTTCGATGCGGTCGCCCTGGACGTCCACTCCCTGGGTCATGACGAAGTGGCCCCATTGCACCTGGCGCAGGGGTACATCGGTGGCGCGCTTGCGCAGGGCGTGCTCGTCGGCGCGGTCGCCTTGTTCCTCGAAGGTTTCGGCCAGGCGCGTGTTGACGAAGACGCGCAGCAGGCTGATGTCGCCCGTGCGGCTGGCGGCGATGGCGGTTTCCCACTCGGTCACCAGGGTGGCCCAGCTCAGCCAGCCCAGCGGGCTGTAGAGGCTGCTGAGCTGGAAGCCGCGCACGCGGCCAGCGGCGGCGCCGGGGTTCTCAGCCACCCAGCGGCCACCGGCCAGCATGGCGGGTTTGTGGTGCTCGCGGATCTCGGCGCCGCAGGCGCGGCAGACGTAGCGCACCGTGTCAGGCAGGGCGCGGCCTTCGGCGTCGCGGTCCCACTTCAGGCCGTGGGGCTTGTCGGTGCCCCAGTCGAGTGGCTGCAGCTCCTGGCAGTGCGGGCAGGGCACGTGGAAGCGGGCGCGGTCGCTGGCGAGGTAGCGGCCCTCGATGCGGCTGAAGTCTTTGGTGGTGGGCGTGCTGGTGAGCAGGCGCTTGCGGCGGCTGAAGGTGGATTGGCGGGCTTCGGCCAGCTTGATGGGGTCGCCCTCGCCATCGACGTCCAGCGGGTAGCCGTCGATTTCGTCCAGGAACAGATCCCGCACCGGCATGGAGCGCAGGCCCGCGGCGCTGTTGGCGCCGGCGATGGCCATGAACCCGCCTGGGAATTCTTTGAGCAGCGTGGTGTTGGCGTCATCTCGGCTGCGGTTTTCACGCACCTTGCGGCGCAGCGCGGGGCTTTCCTCGATCATGGGCGCCAGGCGCTGGCGGCTGTAGCGCTTGGCCATGTCGATGGTGGGCTGCACGATCATCACCGGCCCGGGGTTGGTGTCCACCAGGTAGCCCAGCCAGTTGGAGCCGATGCGGGTCTTGCCGGTCTGCGCGCCCCACATGAGCACGACTTCCTCGACGGTGCTGTGCTGGCTGAGGCAGTCCATCGGCTCGCTGGCGTAGGGCGTGCGCGCGGCGCGGTAGGGGCCGGGCTCAGCGCTGTCTTTGGCGCTGAGGATGATGGAGCGCTCGGACCAGGTGGAGACGCCGATGCGCTCGCTGGGCCAGGCGTAGGCCATGGCGGCGCTGATGACCGTGCGGGCTTCAGCCAGGGCGGCTGTGGAGTCCAGCAGGTCACGCGCGCCCATGTCAGACGCGCTCCTTCAGGTGCAGCAGGGCGTTGCGGATCTCCACGTCCAGCGCGTCGTGCACGCGGGCCTGGTCTGTCTCAGCGGCCAGCACCGCGGCCAGGCGGTTGGGGATCTGCTGCATGGCCTCGCGGAAGGTGGCGAAGATGCGGGAGAGCTCGGCCTGGATGTCGGCTGCGCGCACCAGTTGGCCCTGCAGCTCGGCCAGCTTGATCTGTGCGATGCGGGCTTCTGCAGCTTCGCGCAGCGTCTTGGCAACGTGGTAGCTTGTCATCGCCGCGTCGTCACTTGCCGGGACGGCAGGTTCCGGTGGCGTGGCCGGGCTTGGCACCGTGGGTGGAGCGGATGCTTTCGAGCTTGGGTGCAGGCCGGCCCGCAGCACTTGCACCTCGCGCGCGCACAGCAGGCCATCCGGGCCTTTGGCGATCAGGCCGCGCTTGACCCACTCGTGCACGGCTTGGCGCGAGATGCCGCACTCTCGCGCGGCAGCGGCTTCAGACAGTCGGGCGGCGGTTTCGGTCGATGCTTCGGAGGCCATGGTAGAAGTCGCGGTAGAACTCCATGAGGTCGCGGCTGCGCGTGATGCTGGTTTGCTCGATGCGCGGATTGGTGTTGACGTTGGCCGACCCTTCCAGCACCAGGTGGTAGTCGTCGGCCAGGTTGCTGGCCAGGATTACCTTGCTGTGGTTCTTGGCGATGATGAGGCGGGTGCCGTAGGTTTCGCAGAGCTTGCAGGCCAGCTCGTATTCGTCGCCGTATTGCGAGGGGAAGATTTCACCGGCGCACAGCGTCAGCGCGTCGATGCGGCCGGTGTCGAGCCAGCCCTGCAGTTCGAGCATGTCTTCGCTGGCGATGCACCAGGTGGAGATCAGCACGAAGTCGAAGTGCGAAACGCCTGTCAGCGCGTGGCGCAGGTAGCTCAGCGCATCGATGTCGCCGTGCGAGATCACGTGCCAGGTGTCGCCCTCATCGAAGCGCTTGGGCAGGGTTTCGGCCAGCGTGGCCTCTGCCTTGGCGCGGCGCATGTGGTGGCGCGTGTGCCTGCGCGTGGCGCGCGCCTGGCCTTGCGCGACCAGATCGGCCGTGTATCGGGCGCGGATCGCTTCCACGTCGCTGGTGTCGAATTGGTCGAACAAGTCCATGGCTTACTCCTTGCCTGCAGGTTCTTTGGCGCGCTCGATGCGTGAGCGCAGCCACTCGGCGCCGCCCAGGCGTTCGAGCTTGCTGCGCTCGGCCTGGGTCAGGCGCAGCTCCACGCGGGCGGAGCGGCGGGCGTCTTCGGCCACTGGCGGGCGGCCGGGGGGGCGCTTGGGGGTGGTCATGGTGTTCAGCCCACCCAGTTGTTGACCATTGCGCACGCGGCCTCATCGCTCAGATGGCGCACGTCAGCGGATTGGAAGGGGCAGGATTGCCAGTTTTCGCTTTCTTCGGGGTAGCGGTAGAAGACCGGGGACTCAGGGCGCACCGGGTCGAAACTCAGCTCGATGACTTCGGCGTCTTCGCCGAGGACGGCGGAAATGATGTGCTCTTGTTTGTCATCGGCCAGAGTCTCCAGAAACTCGTTGGCGGCTTTCACTTCGCGCGCCACGGCGTTTTCCAAAGACATCGACAAGTGCGCCTTGCCTGCAAACGGCTGCCAGCTCTCATCAAGCAGGCGCTGGTACTTGTCATGGCCAATGGCGTCGGCAAACGCCGACTCAAGGGCGGCATCACGCTCGGCGGCGGCGTCGTCATCGTCCTGGTCAAAGTCTGCGGCCGTGGCATAGAACAGCTCAGGCCGGCCGCTGGTGGTGTATTGGCCGCCCAGCTCGTAGCTCAGCGATTCGCCAGACTCGGCGCGGTCTTCCATGATCTGCAGCATTTCCGATTCCACGGCATCAGGCCGCAGCGTGGAGCGGCCGACGTCTTGCAGCCATGAGAGGAAGCGGGCGCGACCAGCGGGGTTAAGGGTCAGTGTCATGTCGTTTCTCCTGTTACTGCCAAGCACCGCGCCTAGCATAGGTATTAATGTACGGCATGAATTAGAACGTGTCAACAGTTTTTGTACGGCATGAACAAAGAATTTCAGAGGAGCCTTGAAGGTGTCAAGGGGTGTCAAGCAATCCAGAAAACCACCCACTAGCGAAAACGCGAGGTCCGAATTACCCGCGCTGGCAGGTGCCAGGGAGGACCCGAACCGGGGGGGTGGGCGGTGGCTGGTCATGCGCCTGACCTGGCCGACAGACGCGCCAGGCTTTCGTTCACGGCCCGCTGCACTTCGCCCGGCAGCGTCTGGTCGGCCAGGCGCTTGGCCAACGAGTCGAAGTCGAAGCGGCGGCGGTAGGTGGCGCCGCGCACGAAGATGAAGATTGGCTCAACATTCCGGCTCAGAAACTCGCGCCGGTAGATGCCGGGCTGCTGCTTGCCATTGCCGGGCGGAATGACGAAGAAGCGGCCACCGGCCTTGCGCTGCGCAGTGATCTGCTTGCGGGCGTTGAAGCTCATGTTGCGCGTGGTGCCCGACAGCAGCTGGATGCGAAGCTGTGCCAGCACCTGCACCACCTGGCCACGCGCCACGTTGCCATAGGCGTCGATGGTGGCGCCCTGGCCTGGCACCAGCAGCCATCCGTCAGGCAGCGCACCCTGGGCGCGCAGGGCTTCCTCCAGCCGCTTCACGCGCCGCGTGCCGCCGTCGATGTTGGGCTGCATGTAGTTGCCGGCCGGCGTCTCGCCCGGGCCTAGGTCGCGGAAGCCGATGCGGGCGCCGCGCTCATCGGTGACGCTCACCACGTTGAAGCCCACGGCTGCAGCCAGCCGGTCAGCCGATGCACCGACGTAGCGCAGTTGCCTGAGCGTGTAAGGCGTGGGCCGGTCCAGCACGCGGGGCAGCTCGGCCTGGACGCCTGCGCGCACCTGCACCGCCGTGCGCGTCAGGGCCGTGGCCATGGCGGCCTTGAAGCGCCGATCGGAGAACTGCGCCACCTGGGCCCGCACCTGGGCGATGTTGGATTCGAGGGTGATCCTCATGCTCTTCCCCTTGC